AGCACATGTGGCCAACGATGACATTCGGATCAATTGGATTGGTAGGCCTGCGGACGACAACGTTACAGTTGGATTAACAGACTACTTGTGCAGCTGGTGCTTAACCTGGGATGTGACTGACATAGCCGAGTTGGTCGGACGCTTAAATCAGATCACGCCCATGGGCGGCGCCATGGAGTCGGCTCACGACATGGTCATTGAAATGTGCGACATTGTTGCTCCGCTGGTGACCGCATCCGGAGAAGCGTCTTACGTACGACCAACGATTCTGACTGGGCAAGCCGCTCAACGTATATCTCATATGGAGTGTTACTCGGCCTACCAATGGCCAGTCAGTGACAGCCGTTGGAATTATCGTATATACGAGAGCAATCCCCTTGCCTGGAACAAAGTTTGTATGAGGTTGTCAATACCTGTAGGTATGCTCCCAGGAGACTCGATACTACCCCGTCACCTCGCGAAAAGGGATTGTGTGTTCCAATCGTTGTGTGAAGGAATCATGCACCGCGCAGCCTGGCAAGTTGCAGTCAATTTACTCGGTTTAAGTGCTGAAAGCTGGGACACATTCCAAAACAACATTAGGATGAGGAAGATCGCGGACATCTGTTCAAAGTTTTTCGCTAAAGCGGAAATTTTTGGACAGGTCGTGCCAGGCAGTCTTGCAGCCCTTGTCACTCAAAGTTTCCGCACGCTGTATTCCCAACAACCTGTCTCTATCTCGATTGGGAAAAACGCTCGCGGTTACGATTTGGATTGTTTTGGAAGATGGGGCTGGTCTGGCAGGTCAAGCTGCCCGATCTCCGCTTTGGGCGTTCGGCTTACGGGATTTACGCCGTGTACTCTGGTGGACGCGTGGATAACGATGCCGGCTGAGGTCGTCCCCGCGTACATGTCAAGTTTCCCACCTCCAGGTGGCCTCGATAGTGCGCGTGGGTACACTGAAGGATTAGAGTCTATCCGCACTGCAACATTAGTCGGAACATACGATACGCCTGGTGGGGTTAACTTTTTTCCAACAGACCAAATTCCTCAGGACAGCGATCATGCAAGGTGGAACAGGAGATTGGCGTGGACCACACCCGGCAGCGTCGTGACTGATGCGACTGGAGCACAAATTCCGACGTTGCTCGTAGGCCCTGCGGCAAGCTACCCTGGTCAGCGCCTTGAGGCTACAGTGCCAGGTGTGAACGCTGCTGGGCTACTGGTCAGGTCCGCAACTTGCTGTCTCGCGACGATGACATCTTCAGGACAGCGAACATATGTGATGCTTACGCCGGCCAATGCTGTTGCACATCTCCAGGTGTGTTACGGACAGGCTCGCAGTTCGCGTCCAGCATGGATCTTCAGTGCTGTGGCCCCGAATGCAACTGAGCTGCGCATGTCGGGAGTGAAGGATGTGTTTACAAGTGCTTTCGGTGATTCGGTTTTTCAGCAAGGTTCTGGCGTTACGATGGCCGAGTCCCTAGCTTCAGCAGGAACTCAGCCGCCAGCAACCTCATTGATGCCATCGGCAGAAGCTGTGAATCTTATGCCGGCATGAGCGACGTTTCAAAACTCATCATTGATGCTCTAGCGCTCAACAAACCACATCTGAGTGATACAGAGCAGCGAAGCATGAGTGCTATATCTAGGGGCTTAGTTAGGTACGACACTTTTTCGTGGTCAGTGGTCGAGGAATGGGTACGCCGCGAATATCCTGCCGATGACACGTGTGTTCGTCAGGGAGAGGTGGTTTTCACTAGTTGGAGAGATGTTGATGCGTATTTTCCCGTGAGGCACAACAGCGACATCAACATACGTAGATTAAGACTATGGGATTTGAGACAGTTGGTTACTGATGAAATGGCACAACTGCTTCCTTCTTTTCGCCACTTAGACATAATTTTTGTGACCAACCTGGTTATTTATGCGCATTTGTTTGGAGTCGATAAAATCATTTTATTCAAGAAGCTTGGTATGCTCAATGATCTTGAGAAGTGGATTGAAGTATCTTCCGCGTTATCTGGGTTTGCGAAGAGAGCATTGCAAGACATGGACGGAGCAAAATACGCGGTATCTGAGCTCAACACGATAACTGGATACTTGCAAGGTGAACGAGACGGTTTCGACCGTCGCGAAGAGTTGAAGAAATTAGCAGAGGGAGGAGACTTACACGGTATTTGGCAGACCGCTTGGCCTACTGAGTTTCGCAAGTCTTTAGCTACTGTAATGGCTTCAGCAGCCCCAAACCCCACTCCAGTTATATCTTTCGAAGAGTATGTGCGTTCTGGCTCCTGGATCACGTCTGGCAGTTCGAGCATGGGCAAAATGGAAGTAGAATTTGAGGGTGACACAATTAAA